GCTTATGTCTAAAGTGCCTGTGCCAGAATCTTGAATGACGCTCTTTAAGCCATCATGGTAAATCTGAAGATCATCAGAGTCACCTAAGCGAATCTTATCGTTATCACCTAGGTCAATGGTCTGAGCAGTGGCAGAGTCAACAGTGATGGTAGTGCCTTGGACTTCAAGGTTGCCTTTGACGACTACATTGTTGTTGGAGGTGAGAGAGTTAACAGTCTGGTCACCAGAGAGTTCTTGTACAGCAACCCAAGCAGTCCCGGTGTACACTCGCATTTCATTTTCAGTGGTGTTGAAATACAGTGTACCAGTGGTAAGACCATCGTTATCATTATCAACAAGAGGGTCACCTGACTTGTTACCTAAGTAGCGATCATCAAAATTATCATACACTGTTTCAGCATTTGACTGAGCTAACTCAGCGGCGGCCTGTGCAGTCTCAGCGGCACTCTGAGCAGTTTCTGCCGCAGTCTTAGCAGTCTCTGCAAGCCCTTGGGCAGTTTCTGCGGCAGTCTCTGCAGTCTCAGCGGCATTCTTAGAGACTTCTGCGGCTGTTTTATAGTCTTCTGCTTTAGCGGCGTAGTGAAGGGCTGAGTAGCCTGTAGTAACTGCATCACTTAATGTATACTGAGAATCTTCAGGGTTGATCGCTAACTTTTCTGCATCATCAACAGCATTCTGTACGTCTGTGGCATTACCAAAGATTGCTAAAGTGTTTGCGTAAGCAGTCTCTGCATTGGTCTCTGCAGTTTCTGCATTGGTTTCTGCAGTCTGTGCCGCAGTGGCTGAAGTAGCGGCATTGGTTGCTGATGTTGATGCAGAGGATGCACTTGACGCTGAAGCAGTGGCTGAGGAGGCTGAATTTGTAGCTGAGGTAGCCGCTTGACTGGCTGAAGTAGCCGCATTAGTTTCTGAAGTAGACGCATTACTTGCACTAGTAGCCGAATTGGTTGCACTGGTAGCGGCATTAGTTGCTGAAGTGGATGCAGAGGATGCGCTGTTAGCGGCTGAGGTTGCGCTATTGGCGGCTGAGGTAGCTGAAGATGCGGCTTCTGCGGCTTTTTCGGTTACAGTAGTGACTGTAGTATCTGTTGTAGAATCACCTGTACCACCTGTGCCACGAAAGATACCCATTTACATCTCCAGTATAGAATTCTTGTATAGGAAGGAGGAAACCCCTCCGGAGAGGGGCTACCTAGTTGCTTTAGGCGTTGAAGATCAATGCCAAAGCTGACTCAGGACGGAGTACCTTGACACCGTAGAGAGTGTCTGCAGTGAACAAGTCACCAAGGTATTCTTGCTTGTACTGAGTTTGTGAACGAACACCCATTTGCTCTGCAAATACTGCAAAGTCTTTGTGTCCTAGGATGCCTGCCTTCAATTCACCACCACCAGTAGCGGCGTTTTCAGCGGCTGTTTCAGTCACTGGGCAGTTTGTAGAGACGTAAATGTCGACACCGTAAAGTGATCCGATGTTACCGTTTACAGTAGGCTGACCTGATACGAAATCAGATGAGTTGTAGCGAGTTTCTCCACGGATTGTCTGTACGACTGATGGAGGAACTACGAGGAAACGCTGATCCATAGGAACGTCTGCGTCATCGAGTTGCTTGATTGCCGCACGGAAACCTGCGTCAGAAAAAACGTCAGCAGGAACAACAGTATCAGCGGCATAAGCTGTCAAGCCTGTAGATTGATCCATGTAGTATGAGTTACTGTGAATCCAGTCAGCACCATCAGAGTCACCCAATGACTTACCCAATGCGAACAGGTCAGTATCAACCTGCTTTGCAAGTGCATAGCCTGCGTCTGAAGTGTAGAACTGACGGAGTGAAGACAGAGCTTGCACGTCAGTGATGTCTTCGATCAAACGAGAATACTCGTAGTGCTGATCGATTGCAACTTGCACTTCTGACTCAGTAGCCGCAATCAGTGTGACCTGAGTTGAAGCTGACTTAGCAGATGCATCGCCACGAGTAGGCTTAGGGATGTGAATAGTGTCACCCTTCTTGCCTGTCATGGGCATACGGTTTACAAGATTGGCAAGAACGAGAGATTTCTCGTATGCCGCTACGATTTCGTCAGACCAAATCTCTGGGATAAAAGTTGCCGCAGTAGTATTGGTGACGTGGTTAGTACCAAGTGCCATGTTAATTTCTCCTTAACACTATTTGACACGACCTTCAGCGTAAGCCGCCATAATTTCTGGCTGTAGCTGTGTGTAACGCTTTGGATCAGTTTGCATAAGTTTAATAATATCAGCACGACGATAGATTTTACGACTTGGTGCTTCAGTGGAACCTGAGGCAGACCCTGTAGATGCCGCTTTAAGTTGACGCTTACGATCTTCTTTCTGCACTTTGGCAGTCTCACTCACCATATTCTGACGCTCTTTCCACGTCGAGATAAGTTCGTTAGCACTGTCAAAATCAAACTGTTGATCTGCACGTTGGTACAACTCAAGACGCACTTTGGAGCCTTGTACCCACTCTTGAAACTTCGTATCTTGAATAACATCAAGAAAGTCCGGGTGAGTGTTTTGCAGTTGAGCCAGTGTTTGCTGTTGTGCCATTGCTTTTGAAGTCTGCTCTGCCGCCTGTAACGACGGATGCTTTTCAATAGCTCTTGCAATAGCTCGCTCTGGATCTGTAAAAAAGTCTATTTCTTCGTCAGTTTCTTGTTGTGGGCTTGAGGCCGATTGAATCTGAGACTTAACGAAATCATCAACAATCTTCCTTAGTTCGCCTACTTCTGAACTTTGGCGTCCTAGAAGTTTTTCAGCTTCCTGATGCATCTGAACGATATCTTTGATATCTTTTCCACGATACTTATCAGGTATGCCGTCGTCTTCTTCGGCTTCCTCAGGTTCCGAAAGGGTTAGCTCTTCAGCGTCCTCTTGGATTTCCTCTTGTTCTTCTAAAGTAGCAAACTCTTCGGTTTCTTGTTGATCTTCGGGTTTCGGATCAATTAATTGTGCCATATTGTTAAACTCCGTGCCGTAGCATTATGGATATGTTATCTCTTAGCGGCTCTCTCGTGATCTCTCGCCCACTTATCATCAGCATCGGGCCAACCCGTGCCTACGAAATGTGAAGATACACTTGAGATTATCCGCTGTGCGGTGTCACCACATTCAGGGCAAGTTGCGAATAGATCGTTTGAATCTACCCATTGCTCTTCAATGTGGTCACAGTTAGTGCATTTGAAATCGTAACGTCTAATCACTGTCAGACTCCATTTCAATTGCATTTTTTATCCCTGTCTCAAAACGAGTGAGGTTCAACAGTGAACTACGCTGTCCTTTGACAAAGGCTAAATCTATTTCATCCTTGATGTCTTCAATGACATACGAGTCTAAAAGCTCTTCTGCTTCTTCAACAAATTGTTTCCAACCTGAATGAAGAAACAAATCAAGGTAGTTTTCGTAATACTTTTCGTCTTCAGGACTCAATAGAGTTTCTCCTGTATTTAATATATTCTTATATTATACCATAAAATACTTGACTTGTCAAGAGGCTTGTGCTAATGGAGCCTTCTTTTGTGGTGCTTTAGGTTTATTTGATTGCTCTTCTAAAGCTTTCAGACGTTCATCATATTGCTTAAGAATGGCATTCACTTGTGTTAGAATGTTATCCAGTTCTTGCTTCGTTACCATTTTGGCCTCTCATTTGCATTTCTACTATGTCTTCTTTGGTTTCAATCTCACGTTGCTTGAGTGCAAGTTCTGCAATTTTTGCACGTTGATTAAACTCTTGCTCAGTAGGATCTTGACCCATACCTTTCATCACAGCGGCGTAACGCTTTGTTTCACTGTCAATTGGAAGCAACTCAGTTTCAACTTGATTCTGTTGAACTCTTGAGATAACCTCTGCAGTCTGCGCTTGAGTATACTCCAAGATTGCTTGGTCTTTTGCCACTTGCATTTGTTGGACTTGGGCTTGCAATTCTTGCATTTGTGGGTTAGGTTGCATTGCTTGCTGTAGGCTTGCAATAATTTCCTCACGGTTGCTCAAGTTCATGTTGTCTACAATTGCCTGAATGAGCAATGGATACATTGGGGAATCCTGACCCATAGTCTGTAGCAATTGTACAAGCTGTGTAACCTCATATTCACGAGCAATGATACCCAATGAGCTACTAGCGACAAACTTAAAGTCTTGTGCAGGGTAACGCTCAGGATCAAATTGCATGTAACGATATGCAACCTTTTGCACCAAAGGAATCAAGAATGCTTCTTGGAAGTTAATCAATGTACGTTTGTGACGCTTAATGATTGCCCCAAGGGACATACTAATACCTGCGGCAGTTGCATCGCCATTGATTGAGCCGGGAATACCTGCGGCATCAATAGCACCTGTAGCCATTTGTACCATCTGTTGTAGTGTTGCAGATTGGTTAAATGTTGTGGGATCTAAACGTCCAAAGTTAAATGGCTGAAGAATTTCTGAAGGGTTACCATTGGTCAAGATAGCCTTGCCCGGGCGTACCTCAAGCTTGGTGCCGCGAGGGAGCCTAGAGGCATCTACAGCCATCATTGGATGCACTGTAAGACTCAGAGCATCAATACGAGCACGTAGTTCAGTGTCAAGAGCTTTCTGGGCGTTATAGCCTTTCTCGCAGATACCACGTCCCCAGAATTTGCCCGGAACGACATCCCAAGGGAAAGCAACAACAGGACGATCCTTCATCATGTATGGGTTTGTTTCAGCTTTGAGCAAGACACCGCCGTTAGCAATAACAATAATTGCTTCGACATACTCAGAGTCTTTTTCTTCAGCTTCACCTTCGTCTGCACCGGTATTAAACAAATCACTAGGAACAAGACCATAGTATTTTGTTAGACGTACTTTGTCGTCTGTGTAGAGCGTCAGGTCTTGAGTAGGCTCAAGGTCAATATCAATAGCCGCTTCGGTGACTTCGACATCTTTACGGTAGATACCGGCTTCCTGTGCCATATGGATTTGATGAAGTGGAACATACTCATCAATAGCAACACCTAAGGCTTCTTTGATGCTTGTGGCTACTGGATCAATCAAGAAGTTCTGTGGCATGACCGGACGCAACTTAAAGACAGTTCTGTCACGCTGTAGAACTCCCACAGCTTGCATATCACCTTCCATAATTGACTGTGTTGCAGGAATTAATTCTATTTCTTCATCAGCAACAATTTCAGCCATGCCTGTACCAAACACAGCGGCATTAATAATACATTCAGCAATCGCTTTACGTGCAGAGACAAACTTGAAATCTTCATCAAGGTTGTTCCTAAGAAGCATAATATCCGCTGATTGACCATCTTGCACATCGTCTTGAATGTCAAACCACTTCCCTCTTCCGAACGTAGCTTCTTCGACCTCTGCTACTGCAGATTCTACAGCTTGCTGAAGGGCAGGGGAGATGATTCGAGAGCGTTCTGACTGTCGCATGGAGTCTTCAGCGGCCCATTGGCCTCTCCAAAGACGATAGTATTCATCAAACTTCTCTTTGTAGTTTCCTTCGTAATGATCTCGCCACTGATCGCATTTGTTCATTACCCAAGATTCTAAGGATGTAGGATCAATCGTTTGGTTTTCATATTCCATATTAGTAACCTGCCACAGGGTCTAAGATTTCAAAGTCATTTTCTTCGTAATCGTAATAGTACGATACTTTAGCTAATTGGTCAATGTATGCTAAAGCATCAACCAAATCGTCATGCACTAAGGCATTAGGAAACTGAAAGAGTTCGTCAAGAAATTCAGGGTTCCAATCGCCTTCATTCAGTATAATCTGTCCGTGTTCAAAACGTCCTTGCAGAGCCCAGACAACACGATCAGTTTTCTTTTTGTTTCCGTGTGTCAACTCTTCGACTCTGAAGAATCTCTGCTTGGATTTCATGAGGTCTGTCAGGTAAGGCAGTACCGCATTCTTTAAGGCTCCTTTTTCGATACCAACTGCTACTGGTTGATACGTATTGACAGCGTCGAATATTTTCTTGGCGGTCTTTTTGATATCCCATCGTCCATGAACAATATCCGCTACCCACCATCCGTCTTCGTTCGCTTTGACTATCGCAATCGCCGTTTGGTCGAGTTTCTTGTTTTTAGACTTCGTTGCGCTTTCAACATCAGCAAAACCCGCAAGGTCGACTGCAATGTAGTAATCCCCAAAGTCAGGCTCATCAGGACTAAACTTAACCCAATCCTCTTTAAATATTTCGGAACCCAATGCCTCAAAAGAAGCCATAAATTCCTGTCGGAAAGCATAAGACGACATTGACTTCTTAGCAACATCAATCTCGTCTGGGTCGAGTAGTGGATTGTCATAAGACGTAAAATGCCACGCCTTGTAAGTCTCATCACCTGACATCTCCGCATACTGAAACAACTCATAGAAGTGATTACGTCCCATAGGTGTTCCTATGAACATTGCCTCACCCTTCTGGTCGGCCAAGGCAGGACGTAAGATGGTTTCCCATACAGAGGGCTTCATATCCGCATATTCGTCCATTACAAGGAACTTAAGGGATACACCACGCATTGTTTCTGGGCGGTCAGCACCTTTAAGGCTGATAGTTGCACCGTTGACCAGTTTGATTGTCAGATTGTTAATGTGGCTACCTGTGATGACGGGGTTACCTAATTCCATCAGGGTGTTCCACATGATGTCTCTTGCTTGCCCTTGGGTAGGGGCTACGTAGAAGACATGACCTCGTTCAGTCTGTAGAGCGTTGATGATAAGTAACCACGCCGCTAGGCGAGATTTACCAGTACGACGACCTGCGGCAACAACCTTGAATCGGCTAGGGTCGCTAAAGACCTCTTGTTGCCACGGAAGAAGCTCGACATTGAGTTCTGTACTCAAGCCTTAGCCTCTTTCATAATATCGACAAGCTCTTTGCTACGACGACCTACCTGACCGTACCACTTGGAATTAACCATCTCATTGGCGGCCATGATGTAGTTACCTTCGTTGACGTAACGTAGCATGTTCTTAAACTTTGATAGACGATTACGACCAAGATTAAATGCCATATTGACTAAGACCCTTTGGGCATCTGGGGCTTGTCCTGCAAAGTTTAAGACAAGAGCACAGGCATCTGTGTAGGCGACATCACAGTCTTTATGAAATACGTCAAGGATTCTTTCGTCTGTCACAGGGGTGCCGACGGGCCATGAGTATTCCATGTCGTCTTCTGTGACTAAATGACCAATCCCAAAGGTCGGTAGATTCTCTGAGTCAAGGTATATCTCAGCAACATAACCTTCATGACGAATGAGGTCTTCTTTGACGATTTCAATCAATTCATTCTTTGTCATCTTCAATCACCTCTGCGTCAATAATGTCTTCTTCAGTTACTTTAGCCTCACCAATGCCAGATATGGTAATACTGACTGCAGGACGACCACCACCTTCTTTGTCTTTCTCAAAGTAACTAATGGGTAGCATACGATCCATTAGGAGCTTCCAAGCCGCCGCTTGGTTCTTATGGTCATCATTAAGAGCCGCATCAAGTATACTGTCGAGTACCTTACGTGACTTAGGTGAAGCCAACATACGGGCTTTATATTCATTGATGATCGCCGCATCACCCGGTGGGCGACCAATCTTACCTCTTTTGGTTGGTTTTTTAGATTCGACATCCAGTTTTCTAGGACGACCAATCTTTTTACCATTTTCCATAAGTATTTTCCTTCTTAAGGGTACTTAAGTGCCTTTAGTTAGTAATTAATGATTAATTCATAACGAACTAACTTAATATCTCTTAATATATCTATATTATACCATAAAAATAACTAAATGTCAATAGGTATACTTAAGATATCCTTAGGATGCCCCAAGTTTACCCTTTTGTCAACCCTTTTGTGTTACTTTTTATCATTATTTTTATTAATTAATACATAAGTTTACATAAGAATGACCAATGTAGTACTTTTAGTCACTTTTTAAGGGTTTCTTAAGGGTTTCCTGAGGGTTTCCTTAGCAAATATGGGCAGGTACTGTAACATTTGTGCAACACATAAGCCCTCCCCCGGGGTTATCCACAGGTAACCCACAAGGAATTCACAAGTTATTCACAGGAACTCCACAGGTTGTTAGAGTCATCCACAGGTTATCCAAATGTTTCACGTGAAACACTTAAGTTATCCACAGGGTGACCCTAGGGGCTGTGCATAAGTTATCCACAGGCTACCTAGGTGTGCATAAGTGTGTGCAAAAGTAGTGCGTGTGTGTGCCTAAGAAGTACCCTCAGGACACCCTCAAGCACTACCAAAGCATCACTCAATCTGTTACCATGTGTTACCTCAAGTGTTACCAAAGCACACAAGTGTTACCATTAGTAACTAAGACTTAGGTAGTACCTGGGATTATAAGCTATTGAATACAAAGGAGTTTCTAAAGCTGGCACAGTGTCTGCTACTGTCTAATCAAACGAAACAGGAGAATACATATGACTAACCGCATCAAGACAATCATTAAGGACGATCTATTAGAGGTCGTGGGTCTATACGATCACGTCAACGGGTACACATACCTGTACGAGATCGAGATCAAGCGTGACGGTGGTGACACTCGTCTGACTTCGGTCTCTCTCTGGAACAAGCCAGAGATACCTGTGACCAAGCGGGAGATTCTCAAGACCCTCGCACACGCTGTTGAGCATATGCGCTCTGCGTGGATTGAGGACGGTACTATCTACGGCACTGAGGCCGCAGATTGGACTTACAAGATTTCTTACTAAGGAGAACGACTATGAACACACGCAAGCGCACAGCGATCATCAACGCATTGACCAAGGCAGGTTGGGGCGACGTTGTAATGACTGACTGGGAGTACACAGGTGACCTCAAGATTAATTGCGAGAAGTGGGTCGACGATAAGGGCACAGCGGGAGACTACTACTGTGAGTCATCGTCTAGCCTGTACGACGATCAGGGAACACGGCAAGAGATCGCTAGTATCCTGAAGAAATATAAAGCGTACCCTGAGTGGTATGATGCGGCTGTGATAGCAGTCGTAGCTTGACAGCATCAACGGGGCGATGTAGTGTCGCCCTTACTGAACACACAGGAGAACGACTATGACGCACTATCGCATATACCTAGGCACTCGCAACCCTGAGTTAATCTGGGAGGGCTACGGTCAGGAGAGACTACGGAAAGCTCTCTGGAAAGCCCGTAAGCAGTTCGCAGACAGCAACAAGGAGGTGTGGTACGACCCTAAGTATTAAACGCCCACTGATGAGCCCTAGGTTGCGCTAGGCGAAACCCTCAGGTATCTTGAGGGTCTGGGTAGCAATAGAAACAGGAGAAAACTACCATGAGAAAAATTGAGAAAGAAATGAACTACGCAATCGCTCAAGGCCGTAACTGGTCATCAGCTAACACGATGGTCACTGTCGAGCCAGAGACACGCAAGCGCAAGATCTACCTACACGGCAACCACATTGCCACGGTCGATGTCTACTCGTCAGGTTGGGGTTGGTCTGGTGATGTCGAGGTCAACACCTACACACTGAGCAACTGGCCGACTAACACCACTAAGTCACGCCTGAGAGCCCTTGGGGTTGACGTACAGACACGCAAGGGTATTACCTATGTTGACGGGGAGGCTGTCTGATGAGATATCTACTCTACATTGACTATGAATACTACGGCGCGTATGTTGTCGAACAGGACGCGATAGCCGACGGCGAGAGGTTAGACCCTCAAAACTACTGGATAGAGGAGCAGGATTGATGTGGTATATCATTGGAGCTTTGGTTCTGTTCCTGATTATTTTCTGGGATAGAGACCGACTACCAGACGAGGACAACGACGATGATTGACCATCAAGAACACGACATCAACGATGTTGACGACTACGACCCACAGCTTCAGTGGGTCATCGAGGAGGTGATCTTTGCGATCACTCAACAAAAACAAACAGACGCGACGTGGTTTGATGTCTATGAGACGATTACAGGCTCGACAGCCAATGAGGCTTGGGACGAGTATCAAGCGCAACAGCGAGCAGAAGCAGAGGGCGAGGCACGATATGATGCAGAGCGACTTTATGACCGACCTTGAGGTCGATATTTACTTAGGTTGTGTCAATTTGGCACGGGACATTAACGAGGAGATTATGAACATCGACGAGATGTTGGATATCTCCCTGTTTGATATTTGGTTGGAGTATGTAGGCAATGATTAAACGAATCCATGTGAATCAGCACAACATACGTGCGAACAGCAAGGGCGAGGACTTGCCGGTCTTCACGGTCAAGACCTACAAAGAGAACTTGAAGGGCGAGCGTGTCGTCATCAAGGGCGACAGCGAGCTTGTATACAGCCCAGACAAACCGCTTGACTGTGGTGCTAAGGTCTGGATTGAGACGACAGCAGATGTCGACGTGTACTTTGGAAACTGGAGGGTTACACGATGATTACAATTAATGAGTTTCTAGCTGATCCGTTAGCTACTGAAAATGACTGCTATTTGTTCTTTGATTGGTTCTGTCTGGATAAATCACTCAAGAACAGGATGCTTAAGCTAAAAGGCAAACTGGCGTTTCTAGTCAAAAGTGGTCTAGTCGACGGTGACAAACATACAGTCATCTTTAAGAATAACTGTCCGTTTCATGGTGAGTTATATGATGACTTGCGAGTGATTGACATTGAGACAGACGAGATGGTATGTGGTCTGGCTCCGTCATTAGGGTATTTGTCAAATAAAGGACAATGTGAATTCTGGACATTTGACGAGAACAGAGTGCTTGTTGAGAGGCTATTTAGAAACTATCAAGCATTTAAAGAAGCGGTAAAACGTGGAGAGGTCACACGATGAACAAAATCCCTCACGTTGAGCGTGACATTCTCACAGGTGGTCTCACGACTGCCTGTGCGGGTCTCTGGTGCAAATTCCTCGCTGAGGAGCATCATTGGGAAGGTAATACCTCCCTATCAGAATATTACGAACGTCGCTCACAGGAGCTCTCCGTAGCTCCTAGGGGCTCTTTACACGACAGACGGCTAGAGGAGGCCATCAAGAAATGGAAACGATGACGATAGACCTGTTTTTTGTCTTAGTGATACTAACCGGGTGGACAGTAGCAATGGGACTAGGTGCTTTCCTAGCTTGGTTATTGTATGAACGACATGAGGACGAATGATGTTGATGATTTTTGGAATTGTGCTACTTGTAGCTGTTATAATATGGATGTACAAATAGGAGACTGTTATGCGTTGCAGAGCTTGTAATGACGAATTGACTGACTATGAGGCGACTCTCAAGGACAGCCAAGCAAATGATTATTTTGATCTATGCGTCCAATGTTTGACCTCAGCACGTCAAGCAGTGTTTGACTCAGAACTGGAGACAGTGTACAATGTACTTAAGAACAACCAAGGTACTCAGGAAGAACCTGAGGACTAATATCAAAAAAATAAACGTAAAGAAGAAACTTAGGTATACCATAGAACACAAAGAGTTTCTGAATGAGGTGAACAAATTATGTTGAATCATATTTCAACAGCGGTTATAATATTAGAATTGAGGCAACGGATTAATGATCAACTCAAAGATCCTGAGCCGCAATACGATGGGGTATTGTCTGAACTCAAGCGCAACGATCTGTTGATACTTGATATGGCTCTACCTGTTTTCACAGCACCGGAACCTGAGGAGGTCTGATAATGTCTGTAATTAATGGTGTCGTCGCTTTTGCTAACCTAGCAGAGCATGAGGTCTACAACGGCCAATCTACTGGCAAGTATTCGCTTGTCTTGTCCCTTGACGACTCTGAAGCTGAAAAGCTTGAGGCTGAAGGCGTTAAGATTAAGATGTACAAAAATCAAGCACAGCGCAAGTTCGCTACTAAGTTTGACGAGTTTCCTGTCATCGACAATGACGGTGAGCCTGTCAGCAAGTCGTCTGTTCGCTACGGTGACAAGGTGCGTATTAAGTACAACCTTGGAAACCCTCACCCTGTCCACGGTACATCTGTGTACCTTCAGGCTGTACGGGTCGTAGAGAAGGGCGAGGTCGAATTGGATGATGATGGAGAGTTCTAATGACTCGTTTGTTCGCCACGAGTCCTGTGAGAAGTGCGGGAGCAGTGATGCTCTCGCAGTCTACACGGACGGACATGGATACTGTTTTAAGTGTCAAACCTATTTTAAGGAGGCTACATCTGTGGAGACCGCTAGTAATGTTGTGTCGTACACTAAGCCAGTGGAAATGTATGGAACCACTCAAGCGATTCCAGATCGAAAGATATCGGAAGCAACTGCGAGAAAGTTCAACGTACATTCTGACCAACACTCGCAATATTACCCCTACTATGACAACAACGGAAAGTTAGTCGGTTGTAAGGTTAGGGAGGTCGCTACTAAGACCTTTCGTGCTCAAGGCGACCTACGGACAAACGTCATGTTCGGTCAGCAATTGTTCAACACAGGCGGTCGCTATGTGACCGTCGTGGAGGGCGAACTGGACGCACTGGCGGCCTATGAGATGCTTGGACGTTACCCGGTTGTCTCTGTGTCCAAAGGGGCGGCAGGGGCAGTCAAGGACTTTAAGCAGAACCTAGAGTGGCTTGAGGGCTTTGAGAACGTCGTGATTTGTTTCGACAGCGATTCTGCGGGCCGTGAGGCGGCTGAGAAGTGTGCTCAGGTACTATCCCCCAACAAAGCAAAGATAGTCTCTCTGACGGACTTTAAGGACGCCTCAGACTATCTGATGAACAACAAGGTTAGGGCTTTCACGGCTCAGTGGTGGGAGGCTAAGACCTACCGCATGACCGGAGTGATAACTTTGGAGGACGCTTGGGGTGACTTCATCAAGCGTGGCACTGAGGAGATCATTCCGTTTCCTGAGAGCTTTGGTATGCTGAACTCGATGCTCAATGGTGGCATTGCCGCAGGAGAAATCACCGTGATAGGTGCATTGACTTCTGTCGGTAAGACCACAATGGTCAACGAGATTGCGTACCACTTCTGGAAGAACACAACCAAGACGATTGGCTGTGCGTTCCTTGAGGCGTCCAATGGTGAAGCCGTAGAGAACTTGTTGACGATACATACAGGACACAACCTGTCGCTTGAGGATCGCAAGAACATCGACTTTGACAAGTTACGTTCTGAGATCATTACTGACGGTCGGATACTGTTGTTGGATCATAACGGTGCTGTGGACACTGATGAGTTGTTCCTGAAGCTCCGTGCGATGGTCAAGGGTAGCGGTTGTGATGTGTTGATTATCGACCCACTGCAAGCCGCTGTGACAAGCAACGAGAACAAGACGATTGATGACTTCATGGATCGACTTCTCAAGCTTGTTAAGGAGACCGATGTGTCCGTGATTGTTGTCAGTCATATGCGTAAACCAAGCCTGACGAATCCTCACAACGTCAACGAGTACGATTTGAAGGGATCAGGATCAATCAACCAGATTGCATTTAATACGATCCTGCTCAGTCGTGACAAGATGGCAGAGGATGAGTACGCACGGAACTCAACGCAAGTGCAGGTCGTCAAGTGTCGTCGCACAGGAATCACAGGCAGTGCCGGGTGGCTCTACTACAATGCCTTGACAGGTCGAGTAGAGCGTGGGCAGAAGCCTGAGATTCAAGAAGCCAACACGATAGAGGAGTTCTAAGTGCGTTGTATCTGGGACATCGAAACTGATGGCCTCAAGCCGTCTGTCATCTGGTGCTTGTGCGCTATCAAAGATGACAAGATGTATACACTTGAGATGCCAACAAAGGAGATGGTTGAGGAGTTGTTTGCTGATGTGACTGAACACGTCGGACACAATCTCATTAACTACGATATCCCTGCGGTTGAGCGTTTGCTAGGTGTCAAGGTAATTGGAGGCGTTACAGACACACTGGTACTCTCAAGACTATACAATCCAAGCCTTGACGGAGGACACTCTCTGGATGCTTGGGGACAGCGTTTGAAGTTTCCTAAAGGAGAATACTATGACTGGACTGCGCTTACGCCTGAGATGCTTGAGTACTGCAAGCAAGACGTTAGAGTTACTGAGCAGGTACTTGCCTTTCTTGAGAAAGCCCTTGAACCGTTTGGAGATACAAGTGTTGATTTGGAGCACAGAGTACAGCGTGAGATCCATCAGCAAATGTCTAATGGATGGCTCCTCGACCAAAGAAAAGCGTTCGACTTAGTTGCAGAGCTTAAGGAGAAACAGAATGAACTTGAAGACAAAGTGCATGAGAAGTTTAAACCGCTTCCGACGTTCGTTAAAGAGATCGTTCCTAAATACAAGAAGGACGGTAATCTATCGTCTGTCGGGCTTAAGTTTCTAGGGGATGCTTGGGACACCGTAGGTGGAACCTTCAGCCGTATTGATTGGCCTGAGTTTAATCTAGGTAGCCGTCAGCAGATAGGGAGGTATCTTAGGCGTTTCGGATGGAAGCCTGAGAAGTTTACGGAGAATGGTCAGGCTATTGTTGACGAGAAGACATTGGAAACTGTTACTGATATACCTGAGGCTCAACTTATTGCTGAGTATCTCATGGTTCAGAAGCGGATCGCACAAGTCCAATCGTGGATTGACGCAGTCGAGGACGACGGTCGAGTGCATGGACAGGTCAACGCCATTGGGGCAGTCACAGGACGGATGACGCACAGTAGTCCCAACATGGCTCAAGTGCCTGCCGTAGGAGTTCCTTATGGTACAGAGTGTCGTGCTTTGTGGATTGTACCTGAGGGACGTAAATTAGTTGGTGTAGACGCTAGTGGCCTTGAGCTACGAATGCTTGCACATTACATGAACGATAAGGAGTATACGAATGAAATCCTTAACGGAGACATTCATACAACAAATCAGCGAAATGCAGGATTGTCTACACGATCTCAGGCAAAAACATTTATATACGCCTTCCTATACGGAGCAGGAGACGCTAAAATCGGCTCTATTGTGGATGGCAGTCAGAGGACTGGAGCGAGACTTAGACAGCGGTTTCTCGACAATACTCCCGCACTTGCAGAGCTTAGAGAAAGAGTCTCAATCGCTTCCCAAAGAGGTCACCTCAGAGGACTGGACGGACGATGCCTTCACATCAGAAGTGAACATTCTGCCTTAAACACCCTGCTTCAGTCAGCGGGTGCAGTGGTTATGAAGAAGGCTCTGGCTATCTTCTCTCAGTATGCTCCAAAGTGGAATCTTGACTACAAACTCCTTGGGTCTATCCACGATGAGTACCAGATAGAAGCTAGGGCTGACCACGCAGACAAGGTGGGCTACCTGATGGTTGAGTCAATCAAGGCCGCAGGTATTGCCTTTGAGATGAACTGTCCGCTAGATGGTGAATATAAAATTGGAAATAACTGGGCAGAGACGCATTAAAATATCGACTAGATGTTTGTAATGTGTTATACTATTAGAATAGTAAGGAGATACTTATGTCACAACCGATTTATAGCGTAGAAGATTTTGAAGAGCGTCTGTCAGAGCTAACGATTGGCACTGAAGCTGTACAGCAACTAATGGATTTCGTTCGTATGCAAGATCGTCGCCTTCAGTTCCAATTGAAGAAGATGGATATTGCCGCAAATATGCTTGGGCATAATTTGATTGACGAGTGTTTAATTGAGATGGATTATGAATAAGACAATCAACACGCTCATAGACGATATCTATGAATTGATGGAGAACCGCAACACACCTAAGGGTGTGGATGTGGACTCTGAGATTGATCGTTTTGGTGAGGCTATGAAAGACCTCATGAAAAAAGAGTTCAAACCGGGCGGGTTCAGTGATGGACGTAAGCTACGCTTGAGTGCCATTGGTAAGAACGATAGGCAACTATGGTACTCTGCCAACAAGTACACTCAGGAGAAACTCAAACCGCATAACTACATTAAGTTTATGTACGGACACATGCTTGAGGAGTTTGTACTGTTCTTGACCCGTATGGCAGGGCACACAGTAGAAGACCAACAGAAAGCCTGTGAGGTCGAGGGTGTCAAGGGTTCTATGGACGCTCGTGTTGATGGTCGTTTGGTTGATGTTAAGTCTACCTCAACCTACGGCTTCAAGAAGTTTAAGGATGCTACGCTTGCTTATGACGATCCGTTTGGCTACGTTGCTCAATTGAAAGCCTACGCACACTCTGAGGGCGATACCAAGTATGGTTGGATTGCCATTGACAAACAGAATGGTCACTTGTGTTACCTTGAGTATGATGAGCTTGATACACAGGCTCCAGTGCATTCGTTTATTAACTACGATATTGCAGAGCGAGTACGCCATGTAAAAAAGGTGGTGGAGCTTCCAGAGCCTCCGTCCTTATGTCACGAGCCCGTGGACGATGGGAAATCTGGAAACAAAAAGCTCGCTACGGGTTGCTCGTATTGCGGTTACAAGCTCCATTGCTACCCATCCTTAAGAGGATTTGCTTATTCTACTGGCGTAAGATTCCTCACTGAAGTAGCAAATGAGCCTAAGGTTCCTGAGTTGAAACTAAAGGAGGTCTAATGTCCGACATAAACCCAAAGACAGGTAAACCATACTATTACAAAGACAACCCAGAAGCTCATGCAAAACGTAGAGCTAAACGGATGTGGATTGATGGAAAATATATTCCTTTTGGACATCCCCTTCATAAACCGGGGAGATACAAAAGCCTTGATGATGCATGGTCTCATTGCGAGATTGATAAACGTAGTAAAGAGGGGGAAGTGTACATCATCCGTAATATGGCATGGCCTAATTGGTACAAAGTAGGCAAGGCTGTTGATGCTACTGATCGACTGAAAGGATATCAAACATCGTCGCCACATCGTGATTTTGTTCTGTGCTATCGAGAACATTTCAAAGATCGACACACAGCAGAAAAAGCTATTCATAAGATGCTTAGGAAACACAAGAGTTGCCACGATCATAAAGGAGAATGGTTTAATACGTATGTTCCAGTAATACAGGAGGTCATGCGTGAGTACAAAGAAGCGCAAGGGCAAGCCTCCTAAGGGCTACGACAGTTGGTTTGAGTATGAGTTGCACTTAGGGGTACTTAAGGGTTGTGATTACCACACCGACAGTATTGCCTACACACAGGAGAAAATGTACGAACCTGACTTCCGTATCGGAGACTTCCTGATAGAGGCCAAGGGTCGCTTCAGGGACTCTGAGGAAGCAAGAAAATATGTAGACATACGAAACAGTTTAATATATGAAGAGTTAGTGTTTGTGTTTTATCACCCAGACACACCAATGCCAAGAGCAAGGAGAAGAAATGATGGTACTAAGTTCACAATGGCTGAATGGGCTAACAAAAATGGCTTTAGGTACTACACTGTCGAGACCATTACTGAACTTCTTAAGGAAGCGGAAGTATGCTAACATTTACCGACGTGTGTGACCGCTTAAAACAACAGGATGAGATCAGTGTCCTAGAGGTGCTTGAGATCACCTCTGAGGAACTGGTCGATCGTTTCCAAGATAAGATAGAGGAAAAGATTGATTATTTTCTGGAGGACTTAGAAGATGAGTGACTTAACTGAGATGGCTAGGAACTATCAACTTGGTGGATCGCACTACACAGACAAAGAGATACAGCCTTGGGACGCTATGGAATGTTGGATGTCTGAAGAGCAGTTCAAAGGATTTATTTTAGGTAATGTTATCAAGTACATCGCAAGGTTTCAAGAGAAAGGTGGTACATTAGATCTACAAAAAGCAAAACACTACCTAGACAAACTGATAGAAATATGGTAAAATAGTAGGTTCGCCCAATTACTTTATGAGGTACAAAAAATCAATGACAAATTACCTAGGGATAACGATAGACTATGAAAGAGACACTCGATTATCTGAACAAGCAGATACGCTCATGCGTGACTACTATATGCTCGACCACGAAAGTTCTCCTCAGGAAGCTTTTGCTCGTGCTAGTGTGGCCTATTGTGGCGGTGATCTCGATTTTGGACAGCGTGTTTACGATTACGCTTCTAAAGGTTGGTTTATGTTTGCGTCGCCTGTGCTCTCGAACGCACCTGAACATGGCAGAGGCAATAGGGGCTTGCCTATTAGTTGTTTCCTTACTTACGTGGGGGACACTCTTGATAGCCTTATTGACCATAATGGTGAAGTAGCGTGGCTTTCTGTCAAAGGGGGTGGTGTAGGTGGTCACTGGTCAGATGTTCGTGGGATCAGCGACAAAGCACCCGGCCCAATCCCATTCATGAAAGTAGTGGACAGTCAGATGACTGCCTACAAACAAGGGAAGACACGCAAGGGGAGCTATGCGGCATACCTAGACGTAAGTCATCCTGACATTGAGGAGTTCATCTCCTTCAAAGTACCGACTGGTGGTGACATCAATCGTAAATGTTTTAATTTGTTTAACGCAGTCAACGTGACTGATAAATTTATGGAGAGTGTAATTAATGACGAAGAATGGCAACTTATCGACCCAGATTCAGGAATTGTTAGAGATACAGTCAAAGCTCGCAGACTATGGGAACGAATTCTTGAAGCTAGGTTCAGAACTGGCAGTCCTTACATTAACTTTATCGACACAGCCAGAAGGAGCTTACCTGAAGCTCAAAGAAAACTTGGACTCACAATTCATGGCAGTAACCTCTGCAATGAAATCCATCTCGCAACAAGTGAAGAGCGCACAGCAGTCTGTTGCCTCAGCTCCGTCAACCTCGAAAAGTACGACGAGTGGAAAGCAAGCGGAATGGTTGGAGACCTTATCAGACTCTTGGATAACGTCATTCAATACTTTATTGACAACGCACCAGAAGAACTATCAAAAGCTGTCTACTCAGCTTATAGAGAACGCTCAGTCGGCCTTGGAGCAATGGGATGGCATGGCTACCTTCAAAGCAAAGGGATAGCTTGGGAATCATGGCAAGCCGCTAGTGAAAACTACAGACTGTTCAAAGACATCAAAGCCCAAGCTGTTGAAGCAACCTACCAACTTGCTGTGGAACGTGGCGAATGTCCTGATGGAGTGGGTACTGGTGTTAGAAATATGCATCTGTTGGCTATTGCTCCTAACGCTAATTCTAGCATCTTATGTGGGTGTTCTGCTTCTATTGAGCCCCGTATATCAAATTGCTACGTGCATCGTACTCGTGCCGGTAGTCACACTGTACGCAATCCGTATTTGGAGGAGGTCTTAGAGTCCTATGGGCAGAATACCAAGAAAGTATGGGCGTCTATTGTTGAGGCTGAAGGCTCAGTACAGCATCTGGAGTTCCTCAGCGTGGGAGAGAAGGATACCTTCAAGACCGCATTTGAACTTGACCAGACGTGGGTTGTTGAACATTCGGCCAAAAGACAGGAGTTCATCTGCCAAGGACAATCCGTCAACGTCTTCTTTCCGTCAGGCACGGACAAGACTGTCGTCAATCAAGTTCACCTTAAGGCTTGGAAGGAGGGACTCAAGGGTCTCTATTATCTCCGTACCACGTCTGGCGTTACGGCAGAGAAAGTTGGCACTAAGATTGACAGGAATGCGCTCAAGGACTTTACCGGAGACTTAGAGGAGTGTGTATCATGTCAGGGCTAAAGGAAACATCAGACACCCTTGTGAAACGCTTGAGTTTAATCAAGGACTCTGATCCATTTAATAAACGCATACTGAATGACTGTTATGAGCACGTGAGTGCTCTGCAGTCGGAGGTGGATCGTTTGATTTACCATAATAATAATCTGATGAATGTAATCTATCAGAACCAAGGAGATATTGAAGATGTATGAGAAATTAAACGCAGATGAGATTGATAAGATGGTTCAAAACATCTACTGTCTTGAAGAAAGTTTAACCAATACAGATTTTGCATCTTTAGCTCCACAACGTGAACAACTAGCTAAAGACCTAATAGAATGTTTAGGTGCTTATGTTCGCTACAAAACTGTACATTATTTAAAAGAAGCTGAAGAAAAAACAAGAGAGACACGATTAGTATGAGCTTATTAGAACTAAACACGACCTACAAACCATTTGCATATCCGTGGGCAGTCAAGTACGCCACAGAACACGAAAGGATACATTGGATTGAAGATGAACTGGAACTGCAGACAGATGTCAACCATTGGAAGTCCGGTAAGCTATCGGAGAAAGAGAAACACCATATCACCCAGATCCTGCGGCTTTTTACGCAAAGTGACGTTGCGGTGGGAACAAACTACTTGGAGTATTATATACCCAAGTTTAAGAACAATGAGATCAGGGCGATGCTTACGGCCTTTGCAAGTCGAGAGTTCATCCACCAAAGAGCCTACGCTCTCCTGAATGACACATTAGGGTTACCTGAGGAGGAGTTTAGTACGTTCCTTGAGTATCAGCAAATGTCTGCAAAAGTGGAGTTCATGTCCGATATTGACGTACATTCACACCAAGGCACTGCTCTGGCAATCGCTCGATCAGTCGTCAATGAAGGTATGAGCTTGTTCAGTGCATTTGCAATGCTATTGAACTACCAAAGATACGGTAAGATGCCGGGGATGTGTACAGTCGTTGAGTGGTCTGTACGCGATGAAAGCCAACACGCAGAGGGAATGGCTAAGTTGTTTAGGGAGTTCTGTGATGAGCACCCACGAGTAGTGAATGATGATTTCAAGAAAGATATATACGAAATGTTTAGGACTGCAGTCAAGTTGGAAGACAAGGTTATTGATCTTGCGTATGAGATGGGTGACTTGGAAGGTCTCACGGCGGCAGATGTCAAGCAGTACATTCGCTACCTCGCAGACAGACGTTTACTCCAACTTGGTCTCAAGACGAACTGGAAGGTTAAGGAGAACCCTCTACCGTGGATGGAAGAACTGCTTGGAGGTAGTTCTATTTCTAATTTCTTTGAGAAGCGTGTAACGGACTACAATGCACAAGGCATGACGGGGACTTGGGGATGGTAAGATATTATGAAGTATACTGCGAGAATAGATTCATGGGAGTCTATCGAGCCATGAGTGCTGATGATGCAATCAACCAAGCGTATATGAAGACAGGCTGTGCATCAAAATACACCGGCAACGGTAGGCATATGTATAAGGCTAAGGAGGTCTAATGGTTACCGCTAGGTTCCATAATGTATTCGGGCTGTCTGCAGAGACAGTCCAAAGTCAACCTGTGTTAGGTTGGAAGGAAGGAGAAGACATTGAGGATGCTAATGTGTACTTCTTTGATGGATTCGTAATTAACATCCCTTTTGTTAAAATTATGATAGGGGATATCTACGACATTTTTGAGTAGGGGTTGGGTGTGACTCTTTGGCCCTCTTAGGAGGGCTTATTTTTATGGACTACCGAAAAGATCTGGATCGTAAGCAAACGGATCTTCTTCTAAATTAGAAGCAACCCCACCACCTACTAATGCAACATTCTGAGCGACAGGTAGAGATTCCCTTAGAGTTTCTCCAGTGGATGCTTTAATCTGTCCTGTGGCCTCCACACGATCCCTCACAGCGGCTTTCATAGCGGCCTCAGGGGTGGGGGTAGTGTCAGTTTGTTTTAATCCCATAGCATCTTTAGTTTTTTGATTGAAGGTCTTTCCTGTAATCGAAACTACATTGGTCTGCATTGGAGGGCTAACAGCAATCACGTTCTTAGGTAATGCCATCATCAATGGAACATTAGGAACATCAGGCACACCTTTGATGCCAAGCTTACTTGCAAGTTTGCCGGTTGGCAGTTTTTCGTAGAAGTCATGAAGGTCAGACATAACACCAGTTAGATTTCCATTGACATCAACTTTAATAAGCATATTGACACCGCCTTCTACTTTAGCGGTTCCTGCTTTAGACATCTGAAGCCACACACCATCATCTTCAGTCTTCATGATACTAAAGAGCTTGCTTTCTTTTTTACCTGTAAGTGGATCACGCTTAGGATCACCCGGTTTGTTAGCTCCTCTCGACTTCTGATATGTTGTTGCTGATTTATTAAGTTGCTCAATACGTTCTGCTAATTCTTCACCAGAGTTAAAAGCAACAAAGTTTCCATCTTTATCAGCGAATAATTCAGCTACACGAGATACATTAGTGTTTCTCCCAAGAACATCATTAAAATGATTTCCTGTGTAGTCTGAACGTGGAGTTTTGACGATTACTTCAGTCTTGTTAGGATCTGCTTTCCAGACCCGCATGATATGATCTTCAATATAATCGGAGTCTGCTTTGTCAATCCCACGGTAGACAGACTTTGCTTGAGAAGTTGAATCATGATACCAACCTTTTCCTGCCTCTCCTGCATTAAAGAACCCACTAGGTGCATCAGGATCAGTAGCCGCATTAATAAAGTCTTTAGTGGCATCTTCACCACGAGTAACTTGCCCTGCTTGCTTCTTAATGTTAGCCATTTGTTGCATTTGAGACTGAGCAAGTTCTAAGGCTTGATTAGCGGCAGTTGCATCTCCTGCGGCCTCAGCTTGTTTGTACATTTTATAGTAAGTGTTGAATACTGGAGATATCCCACGCTCAGTGTATAACGCACGGGCTGTTGGATTGAACATAAGATTAGCTACACGGCCAATACCTTTCCCACCCCACTCAAGAGTTCCCTTGGCTTTCTTATAAATGTTTCCTGCGTTGGTCACTAACTGTTGCGGGGTCATTCCTTTGATGGTTGTGTCGGCAAAACGCTCTAAAGGTATCATATCAATACCAGAGGCGACTAAAGACTCTACACTGTTTAACGGCACGTCTTCTGGGCGATAATTACCTTTCTTATAGACTTCACCACTAGATGTAAACATACCCTTTGCCGCAGGGTCTCTTAAGATGCCTAAACCACGGAACATTGGCAATGCTTCAGCAAACATTGTTGCTTCACCAACACGCCGTTGAACATCCTCAGGGACATATTCGTCAATCTTCTGACCGACATACTGTGCGGCTTCAGGAAGACCGGCTGTCCTAGAGGCTTCTAAAGCTCCTTGTTTGACAAAATCAGGGATTGCACCCATCGCGTAACCAATTGGCACACCTACAAGATCAGCCGCAGGTTTACCAAGGCCATAAGCGGCAGTTCCTAAGACGTAATCAAAAAGTCCACGATTACCTGTGTCAAACTCTTGTTGAACTTTGGCTAAATTTTGACGATAGGTATCTAGGTAACTTGCCATTACTGTCCGACCACCTGCTGTATCTGTTGTGCTTGGGCTTCTGCTTCACTCAGTTGACGTAGGTAAGACTCAATCTCTTTCTCAAGATCAATCCCTGCCTCATTCGCAATACGACCAAGGTTTGCCGCAATCATCTTAGGCTTCATATTACGCGATGCTTTGTCAAGCTGAAGTAGTTTGTTGACGGCAGAAGGTTTCAAAGCCATCTTAGCGAATAACCTAGGTGTGCCTAGGACTGCCGCCGCGAGTGCTAGATCAGTAAACGTCCCTCCTGTACCTGCAATAAGACCTGCACCACCTGCCTGTACGATTGTACGTAAAGATTGGCTTTCCTGTCCACGTAGCATTAACGACAAGGCACCAACAGAGTCACCTTGGCTTGCATCAAAGGCCGCATTGAGCATCTTTTGAACACCCGGTGCAGAAGCACCTAAGACTTCATCAAACACCTCTTGTTGCTTAGGGTTTGATTTAAGTCTTTCAGCGGCTTTCACAAGTTGACTAAGGTCACGACTTTCTCCACCAACGAGTTTCAAAAGGTAACCTTGGCGTAGAGCATCCATTGCATCGATGACGTTCAGATCTTTATTGACTTTCTTGGCTTCCTGTAATGCTTGGAATGCCTTCTTGACGTACTCTGGGTTGTTAGTCTCTACAAGCAAAGCACCTACACCACTAAAGTTTTCCTGTTGTCCTCTCTTAGCCGCCGCTTTAAGCAGAGATGGAGTTAAGGCCGCAGTTGAATTAGCGTAGTTAGAATTGAGTGTCTGATACCGACCAAATGCCTCAGGATCAATTGCCTTGAGTTGTTTGTCAACAAACGGTCTAAAGGTATTCGTCAGGAAGTCCGTAATCTCCGCTGAGGCGACGCTATTGTACCCCGTAGTACCCTTCTCTAGGAGTGCTGAAGAACGTCCTGAGAGACGCTTAAGAACGCCTAGGAGGGCATCTCCAGATACACTGTCAGGTAAGTCTAGGATAGAACGCATCTCAGCTACTGTAGCGTCCTCAAGAAGTGTAGGTTTTCCTGATTCAGAGGCTTTAGAGGCAGACTTAAGTAATCCTGATACCCGTGCTTTTAGTGATTGAGTATTTACGTAACCAGTACGGAATGAGTTTTGAATGGTTGAAAGTTCAGCACCGTAGTTGTCAGACAGAGCACGTTTAGCAGTATTGATTGTATCAATAAATGCCTCACCAATCTCTGAGGTTGTCCGTACACGTCCTGAGAAACCCTCAAGGATTGTATTCATGTTAGTCTGTAGAATTGTGTCAATTTGTTCAGCATTACGTTGAAAGACACCTTGTCCTAGGAGACCAATCGCACCCAGAGACTCAAACAGGCGAGCCATTGGCCCTGCTTGTCCTGTCTGTCCACGACTGAGTGTTGCTGTGACTTGTTGTCCGGGTATTGAACTAGGAACACCTGCCTGAAGGATTTCCTGAGTTGACCTTTTGGATTCAATAGTTCCTGCTGTAGGAGCACCCTGACGCATTAGCTGAGTAGCCGCTTGCATAGGATCAACACCTTGGCTGATATTGAAAGCCTTAAGGACATCTGGAGCATATCTGACGATATTGCCGCCGATATCAACAGCTAATGAACCACCACCTTCAAAGGCGGCTTGAGCTAGTCCCTCAGATGCTAAATTAGCAAGGTCAAAGGGTTTCCCTTGGATAATGTCACGTAACATTCCTCCTGCAACACCACCTGCACCTGCAAACGGCATAGCAACCAATGGCCCACCAGTAGCCATCCCAACCATTCCTAAACCACCTCCAGTGATCGTAGGAAGCTCTTGGACAACCTGTTGACCGAATGTAGGCTCTCCTGCTTCTGGGAATGGAGCCTCAGGAGTTGTTAGGTTGTCTGTCGTAGGAACATCAGGATCAAAACCTCCATACAGAGTACGCATATCAGCGGCAATCGCATCAATTTGTTCTTCTGTCAGTGGCCCTTCAGTTTCAATTATGCGTCCGTTGATTTCATACTTCATTGGCTAATAACCTTATATGTGGTTCCACCGGCTGTTCTTTGGGCCTGCTGAGGAATTGCCAAAGGACGTGTTCTAACTTCTTCTACAGTTAAGAATGCTTCATTTTGAATACGAGCTTCTATTTGACTTATAATTCCCAAAACTGCATCAATTTCGTTTCGGGCTTCTTCAGGACTAAGTTCCTGACTAAGTGATGTTAAAGCTCTTGTTACTCTAGATCCCTCAGCATCTGACAACGCTCCTAAACCTTTCATTTGCGGTATAGTAGCTAAAAATGATTGAGCATCTACTTGATCTAATTTTGCTTTGGCTCCCGCCGCCGCTGATCCCGATATTTTGCTTAATGCGGCACCGCCTAATCCAAAAGCATTGGTAAAACCCGGATGATTTTTTAATTGAGTTAAACTTGAACTGAATATAGTTAAATTAGCTAATTGAGCAGGAGCATTCAACTTCTTTTCAGTTTGAATACGGGCGACAGTTCTAGCTTCTTCTGCTTTTGCAACTTGTTCTGGTTGATCTTTTGGTGCTACTCCTTTAGAAACACTTGCAAGTTCTCTAGTAGGGTCCGTAGGGTCTCTAAAACTAACACGGTCGTTTAGGTCTCTAATAAAAGGACTCATTGTTTTATTAACCATTAAAAATTCATTTGCAAGACTTCCTGATGGGTCTTGTTCTTTAAGTTCTGAGTATTTATTCCAAATTTTAATAGCCGCAGGAAGTTTTTCACTGGCAAATGCTCTTGGATTAGGCTCTAAAGTGCCTTTACCTTGTAACCACAGTTGATAGCTTTCTGGAGTAGCTCTCAGTTGAAGCTCAGCTAATTCTGCCGGTTTTAATTTATCTTTATTTTGAAGCTCCTTAAGACGAGCTTGACCAACTTGCATATCAAGTTCGTATTTAGCGGTATCTCGTTCAAATTTTTCTTGTTGACGTTGTTTGTCCAAAGCCAAGAAGCGTGTCTTAAGTGCTTCATTGGACATATTCTGAACAACGTCTTGAGGTTGCCCAAGTGCTGAGAAACGATTTGACATTGCCTGAAGTTCATTGGCACGTCGATTCAGCATTTGTACTTCATCGAGTGGAGCCATGCCACGCTCTGAGGCTTCTTTCTCAACCTCAGCACCAAACTCATTAAAGTTCCGCATGACCTCTTGAGCTTCCTGAGCTTGTTCCATCTCTTTACTAGGGCCACCAAAGAGCCTTCCTAAGGCCACTCCTAAGGATGCACCGGCTAACTGGTAGGGGTCTCTAGCTGACCTTGTAATCAACGCTTGTTGACGCTGTAGTTGCTCCTGAGCGACCTGCTGAGGAGTCTTCATGCCGAATAGACTATATACTGTATCTGCTTTAGCCATTTTAAAATGATCCCATATATGCTGTTGGCCTACGATAGAAATCGTATCCACTACTTGCTGTTGTTCCTCCATAGCCCCCTAAGCCAGTAACCTCACCGGGGGAGCTACGAAAAAAGACCACCAGACATCGCTCCTCCTAGGAGTGATCCAAAGAACCCTGCAGACTGCCCTCGTGATTGTTGCTGTAGTTGTGCTTGAGAAAGCATTGGAGCAAGCTCAAGATTAGCCGCTGAGAGTTCTGCGGCACTACGAGCTTGTTCTGCAGTGAGACCCATGCCCATAAAGGTATTCTCAAGTTGTGCTAAGTTAAGTCCTGCACCTAATTGTTGTAGTCCCATACCAAGCAAGGCCTGTTGCTCGCCAATGGCTTGTTGACGTGTTTGAGGAACTAAATTAGCCAATACCTGTGATTGAGCACGAGAGAGACCATATGCTTCTGGTTGAACCATACCAGAACCTGCTCCTGCGCCTACGGCTTCACCGGCAATCCTAAGACCACCACGACCAGTTCTAAATAATGCCTCTGCAGTCTGTTGACGTTGTTGAGCAAATGGATCTTCTAGTAAACGTGCTTGTTCACCAAAAAGTTCTTCAGCACGAGCACTTATGTCAAAATCACTAGCCGCTTGAAATAACCCACTCGCACCTGAGGTTGCCTGAGTTAATAACTGTTGTAGTGGACCAGATAATTGAGTAGTGTACTGTCCTGTGGTAGGATCATAAGCAGTCTCACCTGCACTAGTGCGTACTGTATACGGTTGAAAGCGAACATCACCTGCACGTTGCCTAGCAAGACTTACCGCTTGAGCCGCAGTGCCTTCACCGCCTGATCCAAATAAGCCTTTAAATAGACCGCCTAACATTGATATTCTCCTGTTTTAATCAAACGCCGTTGTCTCTACGTAAGGACACCGATGTGCCACCATTGTGTGAAGTGTTTGCGCCTGTTACAGTAGCACCTTCCCACAAGTAACAAGTGTATGCTGTACCGTTGTACGAAACAGTTGTATTTTCATCACCACCACTAAATGTACCGTCAGATGTTACAAAGCGATACCCACGATGTAATTTAACATACCAACGAGTGTC